ACGACGCGAAGTTCGGCGAGCTGGGCGCGCACGAGGGGCTCGGCTACGTCAAACAGATCGAAATGATCGTGCAGCACATCGCCGCGCAGACCCGCACGCCGCCGCACTACCTGACGGCCGGGCTCGGTCAGTACCCGTCTGGCGACTCGCTCCGCGCGTCGGAATCGGGGCTCGTCTCGAAGGTCAAGCGCAAACATCGGTGGTACGGCGAGCCGTGGGAAGAGTCGATCCGGCTCTCGTTCCTCGCGGTCGGCGAGACCGAGAAAGCGGCGATCCGCGACGCCGAGACGATCTGGACCGACCCCGAGCGCCGGACCGAAGCGCAGCTCGTCGACGCGCTGCTGAAGATGTCGACGCTAGGCGTCCCCCGAGAGGCTCTCTGGGCGCGCTACGGGGCGAGCCCGCAAGAGATCGAGCGCTGGTCTCAGCTCGCCGACGAAGCGGCGGCAGCGGCGCCCACGGCGCCCGAGGTCACGTCCGGGCTGTCGATACCTTCGGCGCCGACTGACTAGTGACCGAAGACGCGACCTCGACCTCTCCCCCGTCCCCCCCGAGTGGCTCTCAACCACCGGCCGGACCCGCATCGACCGCACCCCCGGCTAGTGGGGCACCGGCGCCGGACACGCGTCCCCCGGCGCCGGTGCCCGGTGACGAAGAGTTCTCGCCCACCGAGCGCGTACTGATCGCCGAGGCGCGCAACCCCGACGCCGTGCGTTCGATGCTCCGGACCGAGCGCGGCGAGCGCCGCGACGCCGAGGCCCGGCTGAAAGCCGCCGAAGCCAAGCTCGCGGAGATCGACAACGCGAACAAGACGGAGATCGAGCGCGAGCGCGAGGCGCGCACGAAGGCCGAGCAAGAGCTGACCGAGCTGCGGCGCGAGAAACTCGCGATGGACGTCGCCGCTGCCGAGGGTATCCCCGAATTTGCGAAGTACCTACACGCGGACACGAAAGAGCGGCTGACGCGCGAGGCGCAGCAGCTCCGCGAAGCCCTAGAGCGCGACGCTCAGGCTCGCGGCGTCCGCAGAGCCGATCTCGGTGCCGGATCGCGGCTCGCCAATGGCGGGGCCGGTGATCAGGGCGGCTTCGACGCTCTGATCAGGCGCAAGGCGGGTCGCGCGACGTAACCCGCCGTTTCCCCGGCCGACGCGCGATGCGCGGTGCGGGCACAACCGACCAGGCAGCACTACGGAGGTTTGCCCCGTGCCGTTCGACAACATCATCAGCCGCGCCGACGCCGATGCACTGATCCCGGTTCCCGTTGCAAACGAGATCATCGGGCACATTGCCGACGCGTCTGCGGCGATGTCACTCTTCCGACGCGTCCCGATGTCGGCAAAGCAGCGCCGCATCCCGGTCGTGTCGGCTCTCCCGCTCGCTTACTTCGTGAACGGTGACACCGGTCTAAAGCAGACGAGCGAGGTCAACTGGGAAAACAAGTTCCTCGACGCCGAAGAGATCGCGTCGATCATCCCGATCCCCGAAGCCGTCCTCGACGACTCACAGTTCCCGATCTGGGCGTCGGTTCAGCCGATGGTCGCCGAGGCGGTCGGTCGCGCGCTCGACGGCGCGATCTACTTCGGGGACCAAAAGCCCGCGAGCTGGCCGGGCGCGATCGTCCCGACCGCGATCGCTCGCGGGAAGGTCGTCGCGCGCGGCTCGAACACGGCCGACACGGGCGGGCTCGCCGGAGATTTCTCCGACCTGTTCGCTCGCGTCGAAAACGACGGCTTCGACGTGTCGGGGCTCGTGCTCTCGCGGGCGTACAAAGGTCGGCTGCGGCAGGTGCGCAGCTCGATCGGCGTGCAGCTCTCCGAGGTGTCAGTGAGCGACGTTTACGGCATCGACCCGCGTTACACGCTGCGCGGTATGTGGCCGACCGGTGTCAACGCGGCCGAGGGCATCGCCGGTGACTATCAGTACGGCTTGCTCGGGGTGCGTCAAGACATGACGTACAAGATCCTCGATCAAGCGGTGATTTCCGACGCCGCTGGGAAGGTGATTTACAACCTCCCGCAGCAGGACATGCTCGCGCTCCGCGTCGTCGCGCGGTTCGCGTTCCAGGTTGGCGATCCGATCACGCACGAGGCACCGAACGCTGCCACGCGCTACCCGTTCGCCGTCCTCCGCTCGCCCGCATCGGCCGAGCTGGGCGCCGATGTCGAGCCCGAGGCCGACCCCGAAGCCGAAGAGGCCGAGGCCGACACACGCTCGACGAAGTCGAGGCGCTGACAATGGCGCGCGCCGGGCTTCGCCCGATCTACCCGAGGCCGGACGATGATCCCGGCGCGCCCCTGCCCGTCGAGCCCGAGCGGCTCGACGACGGCGACGACGGCGACGACGGCGACGAGCTGCCCTACCGATGCACGGTGCAGGACGTCGCCGATCTGCTGCTCGCCCGCACGAAAGACGACGACGGTAACGAGCTGGGCGAGTTCACCGACGCGACCCGGCCGACCGACGAGGGCGTCGACCGGCTGATCACGCGGGCGCTGGCCGAGGTGCTCGCCCGCGTCGGCGGCGAGCCCGCCGAGCCGTTCTGGCTCGCGCTCCGGACGCTCGTCGCTCTCTACGCGGCGATGCTCGTCGAGCTGTCGTATTTCCCCGAGCAGGTGCGCTCGGACCGCAGTGCGTACCCAGAATATGAGCGGCTCTTCACGGCCGGGCTAAAGGAGCTGATCGACGCGATCCGGGGCGGCGCGCCGGGCGGACATCAGACGTACTCGGTCCCGATCTACACCGAGATCACGGCCGGGGGGCGCGGCGATTTCTGGCCCTATGGCGCGTGGGGCGACTTCACGCTCGACGACTACGCGGCGATGGTCCCGCGTAACCCGAACCTGCGCCGGTTCCCGCCGTCGATCTGGCCGCGCTCGCCGGAGCAGCGCCCATGAAAGGCGCCGGGCTCGTCGTACGCGGCGGCGCCGAGCTGGGCGCGAAGTGCGACCGCATCGCCGGGCGGATCGAGCAGCCGTCAGGCGCGAGCGCCGACCTCGCGTCGATCTTTCAGCAGCGGATCGAGCGCCGGTTCGCCGGGCACGGCGAGGGCGACTGGCCGGGCCACGCTCCGGCGACGATCGAGCGCTGGGGTTCTCACCCGCTCTTGCAGCTCTCGGGCGCGCTGCACTCGGCGCTGACCTCGGGCCGGGTCGACGTCGACGGGGCAACGCTGCGCTACGCGCCCGACGCGCCGTTCTACGGGGCGATAGTCAGTGGGCGGCGCCCGGTTATGCCCGACGACCCCGCGCTGTCGCACGAGGTCGCAGAGACGCTCGCAGAGCACATCATGGGGGGCGAGTAAGTGGCGGCGGCGCTCGACCCGCGCCCGGCCGGGACCGTCTTCGGCCGGATCGTCACCGGCGCCGACGTCGAGGACGCGGCGCTGCGCACGCTGAAGCGACTCACCCCGCGCTACGTCGACGAGGCGGCGCGCCAGCGCGGGCGCGAGCCCGGCAAGCTCCCCGAGCCGCGCGGGTACATCGTCGCGAGCGAGTTCGAGAAATGGCCCGAGGACGGGCTGCCGGTCGTGGTCGTGATCTCGCCCGGCTGGTCCGGCCCGCCGCAGCGGATGGGCGACGGGACCGTGCTCGCCCGCTGGTCGCTCGCGGCGGGCGTGATCACCTCGGCGGCGTCGAGCCGCCGCACCCGCGAAAACGCGCTGATCTATGTCGCCGCGCTGCGGACGCTGATCGCGCAGCAGCAGAGCCTCGACGGCTTCGCGCTCGGCGTCGACTGCGTCGACGAGAGCTACGGCGTGCTCCCGTTCTCGGATACCCGGACGCTGTACGCCGCGCAGGCGATCTTCGTCGTCAGCGTCGCCGACGCGTTCGCGTACGGCGCCGGGCCGGGCGGACCGTGGGGACCGCCGCCCGACCCGCCCGATCCCACCGACCCGCCCGACTGGCCGCGTGTGAAACGCGCCGACGTCCAGATCGTCCGGCGCCCGCTGCAAGCGGACGTCTCACTGACCCTCGCCCGCAAGGAGTAGAGCCGTGTCCCGACCCGGAACCAATGTCGTTATCTCGGACGTGCTCCCGCCGACTGGGGCGGCGACCGCGACCGACGTCCTCTTCGTCGTCGGCGAGACCGAGTTCGGCCCGAGCGCGCCGACACTCGTGCGCTCGGGTGACAGTTTCGGCGAGCGCTTCGGCGCGCGGATCAACCCCCCGCACGTATTCGACGCCGTCGAGAGCTTCTTCCGCGACGGCGGCGCGCGCTGCTACGTGAAGCGGCTCACCGATGGCGCCGTCGCCGCGACCGCCGACGCTGACGGCGCGTTCACCGTGACCTCGCAGGACGTCGGCGTCTGGGGCGACGGGCTCACCTTCGCGATCGTCGGCGCGGCCGGGCTGCGCCCGTACGCCGAGCAGGCGCGAAAGCCGAAACGGCGACTGACACTCACAACCGCGCCGAAGACACGCGAAGAGGGCGCCGCCGACGAGCTGACGATCGACATCTGGGCCGGGCTGAACGACGACGGCGCGGCGACGATCGGCGGGTCGATCCTGATCTGGGTCGACGACGACGACGGCCGCGTGCAGCTCTCCGAGATCGCCTCGATCGACTGGGGCGACGGTTCGAGCGTGGTCGGCTGGTCGCACATCTACTCGGCGGCGGCGTCGGGGGTCGTGATCACGGTCGAGGACGACGAGGGCCGGACCGGCACGTCTGACCCGTTCGACGTCGTCGCGGCCGACGTCGACGCTCCCGACCCGGCCTATGCGGCGGTCGTGATGCGCGAGGCCCGGGTGATCGAGCGCTCGCTAGCGACCCTCGTCACGGTCGCCGATCTGGCCGACTGGGCGGTCACGAGCGAGGCCGTGATGATCGAGTCGACCGACCTCGACGCAGCGCTCCAGGGGGGCGCGTGGGACCTCTCAGGGGGTGACGACGGGACCGTCCCCGTCGTCGATCCGTACGCGCTGCTCGACGCGGCGATGTCGATCCCCGACACGCTCGGGCCGGGCCAGCTCACGGCGCCCGGGAAGACGTCGGCGCCGCAGCACGAAGCGCTCTTGAGTGCAGCTCAGGCCGGGAACCGGGTCGCGTACCTCGACGCGAGCCCGACGCTCGACGAGGCCGGGCTGACGGCACACGTTCGCTCGCTGCGTGCGCTCGACACGGCTCGCTATGGCGGGCTGTTCGACCCGCGCGCGGTCGTTCCCGGCAGGGCGACCGCCACGCGGCGGCTCGTCGCGTGGTCGGGGCTGCAATCCGGCATGACCGCGCGGCTCGACGCGCTCGGCAACCCGAACCGCGCGCCCGCTGGCAGCTTCGGGCAGTCGCGCTTCGCCGTCGCGCTAGAGCGCGAATGGTCAGACGACGAGCGCGAGCGGCTCATGTGGGCCGGGGTGAACACGGCGCGGATCGTGCAGGGCACGGTGCGCGGCTACGGCTTCCGCTCGCTCGTCGACCCGCAGGGTCCCGAGCGCGGCTGGCTGCTGCTCTCAAACGTCCGGCTCGCGATGGCGATCAAGGCGCGCGGCGACGAGATCGCCGAGCGCTACGTCTTCGAGAACATCGACGGCCGGGGGCGCACGCTCGACCGGTTCCGGGGCGAGCTGTCGGGCATGTGCGGCGACTACTGGCCCGACGCGCTGTACGGCGACACGTTCGACGAGGCGTGCCGGGTGGTCACTGACGACACGGTGAACACGCCGGAGTCGATCGCAGACGGCTATATCCGCGCGGTGATCGTGCTGCGCATGGCGCCGTTCGGCGAAGAGGTCGAGATCCAGGTGGTCAAGCAGGCGATCACCGAGGCGCTGGTCTAGGAGGAAAGTCACATGCTCACTAAGCAGTTTCTAGTGCACGCGGCGATCGGCCCGATCGGGCACGTCGGCACGTTTGACACTCTGAGCGGCGGGGGCGTCGACTCGGACGAGGTGAAGTGGCACCCGGGCGGGATGGGTCAGACGATCACGCTCGGGGGCGTGTCCGAGATCGACAACATCGTCGTGTCCCGGCTGCGCGTCCTCGGCGACGCGTGGCTCGAAGCGCAGTTGCTCGACGGCGCCGGTAAGTGGCCGATGATCGTCGTCAAATACCCGCTCGACCAGGACGGCAACGGCTGGGGACCGCCGCTGATCTACTGGGGCACTTACAAGCGATGCGCCCCGCCCGAGCACGACTCGAACGCGACCGACGCCGCGCTGCTAGAGCTGGAAATGACACCGGCGACCGTGTCGCTCGGATGAGCCCCGCCGATCTCCCCGAGGGCGCCCGCGAGCTGTACGACCGCGTGCGCGGCGAGCTGCCCGGGCTCGCCGAGGCGCCGCGCCCGATCGAGACCTCGCCCGCCGAGCCCGCGTCGTCACTCATCGCCGAGCTGCGGGCGCAGCACGCGCGCATCGCCCGGCGCACGCACACGACGATCGAGCTGCCGCGCGGTCTCTGGGCGGGCAAGCTCGCGGCGCGCTACCGCTACCCCGACGAGCGCTCGTTCGACCGGCTCGTGACGAACGCAGTCAACGCGAACGACTCGCAGTCGCAGGCCCGGGCGAACGTCGACCTAATGATCGCCGGGTGTGAAGAGGTGCTCGGCCGCGCCGACGAGGGCGACGACTGGGGGCCGATCGTCGACGGCGAGCGCGTCCGGTACGACAAGCGGCTCTCGGATGCGCTCGGGCTCGGCGTCGACTCGGCCCGCGACGTCGTTTACGCGCTGTTTGCGCCGCCCGGCGCCGACGCGCGGGTGAAAGCGGCGATGGCGATCGGCGCGCACGCCGACGCCTATGTGAAGTGGTTGCAGGGCGAGACGCCGGAGGTCGTCGAGGCGCTCTCGGGGGAATCGCCAGCGCCGGGGGCGTAGACGTGATCGCGACCGCGTGCCTGCTCGGAGTTCCGGCCGAGCGACTCGTGTATGGCGACATGGTCGAGCGGCTGTATTGGTCGCGGGTCCTCGTGCGCACGATCGAGCTGCACGCAACGCAGCGCGATAACCAGGCGACCTCGAACGCGAACGCGCTCGGCGAAATGCTCCGGCGCATGTTCCGGGGGCGGCGCCGTGCCTGATAGCCGCTCGACGCTGGAGATCCTCGTCGACGTCCGCAACGGGCAGCAGGGCGCGAAAGAGATCCGCGACGTCGGGACCGCCGCGAAAGACACCGGGACCGCCGCCGAGGGTGCGGGCTCGGGCTTCAAGAGCATGGCGGGCAAGCTCGCCGTCGCGGCGGGCGGCGCGATCGCCGTGCGCAAGGGATACAGCTTTCTCAAGGACGCCGCCGACCAGACCGCGCAGCTCGCGAAGTCGACCGCGCTAATGACACGTCAGACGGGGATGGACACGCAGAGCGCGAGCGCGTGGGTGTCAATGGCGAAGTCGCGCGGGATCGAGACCGAGACGCTGACGAAGTCGTTCACGATTTTTTCCAAGCAGCTCCGCGCCGTCGAGTCGGGCTCGAAGGCGGCGACTAAGGCGTTTGCCGACATCGGCGTCTCGGCCGATCAGCTCAAGGGAAAGTCACTCGAAGAGTCACTGCTGACCACGGCCGACGCGTTCGAGAAGCTCCCGGCCGGGGCCGACAAAGCGGCGATCGCGCAGCAGCTCTTCGGCCGTCAGTCGCAGGCGCTCTTGCCGCTGCTCAACCTCGGGCGCGAGGGCATCCAAGAGCAAATGGCGACGATGCAGAAATACGGGCTCACGCTCGACGAGCAGGGCGTGAAAAAGGGGCTGGAGCTGGCGAAGACACAACGCGAAATGAAAGCCGCCACTGACGGGCTGAAGATCTCGATCGGTACGGCGCTAATGCCGATTCTCGTCTCGGCCGCGTCGGCGATCCTGCCGGTCGTCCAGGCGATCTCGCAGTTTGTCGGTAACTCGAAGCTGTTACAGACGATCCTCCCCCCGATCGCGATCGCGATCGCCGCCGTGACCGCCGCACAAATCGCGCTCAATATCGCGATGGCCGCGAACCCGGTCGGGCTCGTGGTGATCGCGCTCGTCGGGCTCGGGGCCGCGCTCGTGGCCGTTTACAAAAACGTGTCGTGGTTCCGCGACGGTGTCAACGCGGCTTTCAACGGCATAAAGACGGTCGTCGGCGCCGTGGTGAATTTCATAAAGTCGAATTGGAAAACGATCGGCGTGGTGATCCTCGCGCTCACTGGCCCGATCGGTCTCGTCGTCGCCGCGTTTATCAAGTTCAAGGATCAGATCATGGGCGTGATCGACGCCGTGATCGGGAAGATCAAGGGGCTGGTCGACGCGGCGAAGGGCGTCGCCGACGCGGTCGGCGGCGTGCTCGGGAAGGTGGGCGGCGCGATCGGCTCGGCGGCGGGCGCAGTCGGCGGCGCGGTCGGCTTGCAGCACGGCGGCACGATCGGCTCGGGCGGCAGGCTCGCACTCGTCGGCGAGGCCGGTCCCGAGCTGCTCCAGCTCCCGGGCGGCTCGCGGGTGACCCCGCTCCAGGCGGGCACGACGCCGGGCGTCGACATGCGCGGCGCGTTCGGCGAAATACACGTGCACCTCGACGTCGAGGGCCGCGAGCTGGCGCGCGTGATCGCGAAAGAGACCGCGACGAGTCAGGCGAGGCGCTAGTGCCCTACGAGTATCCGAACCCGCCGAGCGTCCCTGATCACGCCGCACAAAACAACTGGGCCGGATGGCTGATCGGCGGGCATTACGTGATCATCCAGGCGTGGCGGGGGTGGCCGTCGCTCGTGGCGCTCTTACAGGAAGAGGGCGCCGTGCCGACCGGCTCGGGCGCCGAGTGGGAGCTGCTCGAACGGCCGCGCGACGCGGGCATAACCGAGTGGCGCGGGCGCCGGAACAAAACCCTAGAGCTGCACATACTGATCGAGGGGTGGGTGACCCGGCCCGGGGGCGGGCTCTGGATCGAGCCGCATATCGACGTCCTCGAACAGTTCGCCGACGAGCCGCTGACCGTCCGCGTGATCGGCCCTATCCCCCACTGGGGCCGTCAGTGGGCGATCACGCAGATCGACTATGGGGAGTGCATCCGCGACGTCGTCACCGGTAAGCGGATGCGTCAGTTCTGCACGCTGCACCTGCTCGAATACATACAACCCGACGAGCTGGCGAAGCTCCCGCGCGCGGCGGCGACCCCGGTCCCGACCAAGCAATACACGATCGTCAGGGGTGACGACCTCCAAAAGATCGCGCAGAAAACACTCGGCCGCGCGAGCCGGTGGCAGGAAATCGAGAAGCTGAACCCGCCGATGCGGGGGATCAAGATCGACGACAAAAAGTTCCCGGTCGGCAAAAAGATCAAGGTCCCGGGTAAGTAAGTGCCGCCGATCAAGCTCCAGACCGCGCAGCCGTCCGCAGCTCGCACGCTCGACCTCGGCGACCTTGTGATTACCGGCGATCGGGGGGTGAAAGCGAACCTCTCCCGCGCGACCACGAGCGCCGTGCACGAGAACACGATCGAGGGCGCGGGCACGGTGACGATCGTCGTCCGCGACCCCGGCCGGGGGCTGCTGCGCTCGAACATCGTCAAGACGAAGGCGACGCTAATGCTCGACGCCGTGCGCTATGTGCTCGTGCGCGTCGCCCGCGAGGGGAATCAGTTGACGCTCATCTTTGAAGAGGCGGCGGTGAACATTCTGCGCCAGTACGACTCGCCGAAGAAGGCGAACCGGGATAACACGAGCCGCGCCGCGTTCGTCGAGTCACTCGTGCGCGAGCCGAAGGAATACACGATCCCGTTCTGGTGCCCCGAGCGCAACGCTAAGCAGCCGATCGCGGGACCGGGGACCTAGTGCAGTGGCGACGTGGGCCGAGCATATCCGGGCGGGAAATCTCACCGTCAAGGGTAAGAAAGCGAACGAGCATCAGGCGCAGATGATGGCGCTAATCACACAGCGCACGCAGGCGAAGGGCGGCGACCTAGAGAGCGCGGCGGGCGCCATCGCGACCGCGATCCAAGAGTCGGGCGTGACCAATATCAATTTCGGCGACCGCGACTCGCTCGGGCTCTATCAGCAACGGCCGTCGATGGGCTGGGGCACGGCCGCGCAGATCACGACGCCGAGCTATGCCGTCGACAAGTTCCTGTCGATCTATCTCCCCTATCGGCGGCAGGGGCTCGGCTGGCTCACGGCGTCACACAAGACGCAGCGCTCGGCGCACCCGAACGCGCCCGCGCCGTGGTACGGCGAGGCGATGCGCGCAGCTCGTCACTTCGCGGGCGTCGGCGGGCTCGCCGACGTCTCGGGCGTCAGTGGCGACGGCGGCGGTTCGTTCACCGAAACGCGCGACCTCCCGTATGAATTTTCTCGGGGAACGGCCGACCGCAAAGAGGACTCGTGGACGTGCATCGGGCGGCTCGCCGACGAGGTCGGCTGGCGCCGATATGTGACAAACGGCGGGCTCTGGTACGTCTCCGATAACTGGCTGAGTGCTCACCCCCCTATCGCGCGGATCAGTGAGACCTCGCGCGGCGTGCTGTCGCTCTCGTTCGAGTTCGAGACGCGCAAGGATGCGGCCGAGGCGACGCTGCGGATCGTGATCGGGCGCTACGCGCTGAAGGTCGGCGACATCGTCGAGATAGTCGACGAGGGTCCCGCAGACGGTAAGTGGATCGTCGCGACGACCCGGCGCGACCTCACCTCGAACGTGTTAGAGCTGACCCTGACGCGCCCCGTCGCGAAGCTCCCCGAGCCCGCGCCGCAGACCGAGAGCGTGACGGTCGGCGGGATGGAACAGTCGGTCGGCGGCGGCGGCGCCGACCTCGGCGGCGACGGGTCGCTCGCCTCGAAGGTCTACGCCGCCGCGCAGCGGGCGACTAGCTTCGGCTGGGTCTACCGGCTCACGCAGCGGACGCTCGTCCAGCGCCCGCCGAGCGCCGACTGCTCTAGCGGCGTGTCGTGGGTGCTGCTCTCGGCGGGCGTCCCGCTGCCGGGCGGCGCGAGCTGGGGCAAGTGGGCGCCGGTGTCGGGAAACTTTCTCGGCTGGGGCCAGAGCGGGCGCGGGCAGCGGGTGACCGTCTGGACGAACGCGGGTCATATCTGGCTTCAGTTTCACGGCTTCCCGATGTTCAGATTTGACACGGGCGGCGGCTCGGGCGGCAAGTTGCACTCGGGCTCGCGCTCGTCCGGGGGATTCACCGCGCGGCACTGGGCGGGTATGTAATGCCGGATCTCGATCAGCTCTTGACGCCGGAGCCGGTCCCGACCGCGCTCGGCAACGCGCAAGGCTGGGAAGCCGAGGTGACCCGGATCACGGCGCGCGGGCCGTGGGTCGTGATCAAGGGATACGACCCCGATCTACGGTGGGGGCCGTGCCTGCCGCGTGACCTCGGCGTCGAGGTCGGCGACCACGTAATCGCGACGATGACCAACCGGGGGCGGCTCTGGCTCAACCCGCCGAAGGTGACCGGCGACCGAGGCCCGCAAGGCGTGCCCGGCCCGATCGGACCGCTCGGACCGGAGGGTCCGCAAGGCGTCGACGGCGCGCGCGGGCCGGTCGGTGCGCAGGGGCCGAAGGGTGACACCGGCGCCACCGGTGACACCGGCCCGCCCGGCACAAGCTCGGACGTGATTCTCGAACCGTGGCGCAGGGTCGGCGACCCCGGCGAGCCGATCTGGCTGAATAGCTGGGGCAACTACGACCTCAGCGGCGAGTGGTCGCCCGTCAGCTTCCGGAAGTGGCCGGACGGCAAGGTGACAATCCGGGGGCTCGCGGCGGGCGTCGCTGGCTCGATCACGGCCGCGATGTTCGTGCTCCCCGAGGGGTATCGCCCCCCGGGCAACCTGCTGTACGGCATCGACACAAACGCGAGCGCCCACGGCCGGGTCACCGTGTATGCGGACGGGCAGGTACACGCGACGGCTGGCGACCCGGGTTACTTCGGATTCAACATCGAGTTCGACACCGAGACCGTCGACGAGTGGCCGGTCGGCCCGCCCGGCGAGACCGGTCCGCCCGGCGCTGACGGCGTCGACGGGGTCGACGGCGCTCCCGGCTTGCCCGGCCCGGCCGGACCTGACGGGCCGATCGGACCGGCCGGACCGACCGGCGCGCAGGGGCCGCAGGGCGATCGCGGGCAGGACGGCGTCGGGCACGAGACGGCTCTAGTCGGGAGCGTGATCGCGTGGACCGGGCGCACGATCCCCGACGACTTCGTGCTCGCTGACGGGCGGCGGCTGGAGCAGTTCGACTATCTCCAGGGCTTCAACTTCGCCGTTACGGAGTGGTTCGCGGGCAACCCGCTTTGGTCGGTCGATCTCAACGGCGACCCGCGCACGTTCACCGTGCCGGATCTCCGCGACCGGTTCGTGCTCTCGGGCGGGCAGCTCGGCGAGATCGGCGGCGAGCGCGATCACACGCTGACGATCGACGAAATGCCGCGCCACGAGCACAAGCGGGACGAGACGAGCTACTACTTCCGCGCCGACTCGATGGCGGTGGGTGATACGGCCGTGCCGTTCGCTCTCACCGGCCTAGAGCAACAGTGGGCTTACCTCGGCGTGGTTCCCGAGGGCGGCGGGCAGCCGCATAACACGCTGCCCCCGTACGTCCGGCTCGCGTACATCGTCAAGGTGCGCGGCGTCGTCATCGACGGCGATCACCTCGTCGGCCCGCCCGGCGCGCAGGGGCCGGGCGGTCCGGCAGGCCCGAAGGGCGACACCGGCGAGCAGGGTCCCCGAGGCGATCTGGGGCCGTCTGGGGCCACGGGTCCCCCGGGTGACACTGGGCCAGCAGGACCGCAGGGCGTGCCCGGAGAGGCCGGGCCAGAGGGCCAGAGGGGCGAAATCGGCGATACCGGCCCGGAAGGTCCGCAAGGTGTGAAGGGTGACCGGGGCGATCAGGGCGCGATCGGCCCGCCCGGCGTGCAGGGGCCGAAGGGCGACCAGGGCGAGCAGGGCTTCCCCGGCGAGCCCGGCATCGGGCTACCAGGCGCCACCGGCCCGAAGGGTGACCCGGGCGATAAAGGCGACCCTGGCGACAAGGGCGACCAGGGCGATAAGGGCGACCAGGGCGACCGGGGTCCCGCTGGCTTTGACCCGCGTTACGCGCGGCGCTACCGGGCGGCGGCGTTCTCGCTCGCTTCCGGTCAGTTCGCACGGCTGCCCTATGACACGCCGGGCGGCGGCGATGCCTCGCTATTTCTCGGCGAGGAATACGTCGCCCCCGTCGACGGTTACTACCGGGCGATTATCTCGTGGGCGATCTCGCACACGGTCGGGCAGCCGGACACTTATTTTTTGCTCGGGGTCGCGGTCGACGGCGGTTTCCAGCTCGTCAGGATGGGCTACGTCCCCGCGCAGATGGTCGGCAACCCGCTGCCGTTCGCGACGTTCTCGATCGACGGGACCGTGCCGCTGCGCGCCGGGCAGCGGCTCGGCGGGATGGGCGGCTACTCGAACCGCAATACCGACATGGCGACCAACGTCGGCGGCGGCGAAATGCACACGTATATCGAGGTGACGTTCGTAACCCCGCTCGCGCCCGGCACCGTCATCGAACCCGGCCCGACCACGATCGAGGGGCTGTTACATGCCTGACCCGCGTCACTTCGCGATCCCGTTCCGCTTCGAGCGCACGCGCGACGGCCGCGCGCACGCCGCGACCACGCTCCAGGGCTCAGAGGCCGAGATCGCCGACTGTGTCGAGCTGGTCGTGCGCACCCGCGCAGGCGAGCGCTCGACGCTCCCCGGCTTCGGCCGACCCGACCGGCTGGAGTTCTCGCCGAGCGCCGAGCTGGCGCGCTCGCAGCTCCAGCTCGCGATCGAGGACGCCGAGCCGCGAGCCCGCCCGATCGTCGAGGGCGACTTCGATCCGACCGACCCGGCCGTGATGCGGCTGCGGGCCATGTTCGAGCTGACAGAGGCGGGTGTGACGTGAGCTTCTTAGCGCCGCGCGGGGCGTTCGACCCCGAAGAAATCCTCGATCCGAACCGGGATCTAGCCGAGGCCGACGTCGGCTTCACCGGGCCGGATATCGAGACCGATCAGCAGGTGATCGCGACGCAGGTATTCGACGACCTCGCGCGCCGGGTGACCGGCTGGGAGGCGCACGACGGCAACCCCGACACGTGGCTCGTCGAGAGCTTCGCCGAGGTCGCGGCCGAGGTGCGCGCGCTCGCTCGGGACGTCCCTAACGCGATCTTCGCGACGTTCGGCTCGGAGGTGCTCGGGCTGCCGCGCCGCATCCCGGCGCCCGCGCTCGGAGTCACTCGCTGGACCGCGCAGGACGACCGGGGTTACTCGGTCCGGCCGGGGTTACAGATCACGATCGACCGGGCGGGTGACGACCGCGTCGGCTTCGAGGTGCTGCGCGGCGGCGTGATCGAGCCCGGCGAGGTGATGATCGACAACGTCGAGGTCGTCGCCGTGATCGAGGGCGCCGACGCGAACGGGCTTCAGGGACTCTGCGAGGTCTCGGACCCGATCGACTGGGTCCAGGCCGTCGAGATCACCCGGCCGACCGTCGACGGCGACGACGGGCAGACGGTCGAGGACTACCTAGACACGCTCTCGAACCTGCTGCGGATCATCGCGTTTCGGCCGGTGCTGCCGTGGGACTTCGCGCTGCTCGCGCTCCAGGTGCCCGGCGTCGGCCGCGCCGTCGCGATGGACGGCTTCGAGCCGAGCGACGGGACATGGGGACATCAGCGGCAAGTCGCGCTCGTCGTCACTGACCGGCTCGGCGAGCGGCTACCGGCCGGAGTGAAAGACACGATCCGGACGAGCCTCGAACAAGCTCGCGAGATCAACTTTCGGGTCCCGATCCTCGACCCGCTGTACGACCCGGTCGACGTCGAGTTCGCGGTGACCGCGTTCGTCGAGCAGGACCCCGACGTCGTGCTCGACATCTGCACCGACGCGATCCGGCAAGAGCTAGAGCCCGGAAACTTCCGGCTCGGTACGACCTCGCCGGGGACCGCAGCGGGCGAGGTCATCCCGCCGCCCGTGGGCGGCGCGCAGCCGGGCCGTCAAACGATCTGGGTAAACAACCTGATCGGGTTACTCGACCGCTGCCGAGGCGTCGACCGCGTCGACTGGGTCACTATCAACGGCGAGACCGAGGACTACGAGCTGAGCGGGCCGACGACGCTCCCCCGCCCGGGCGAGATCGAGGGCGAGGTGAATACACAGTGACCGAGCTGCGCTCTGTCCCCGCGCGGCTCGAAATCGACGAGCCGCCGTTCGACCTCGGCGACACCGGCCGCGACTACTACGCGAAGACGCAGCCGGTCGCGTTCGGCGACCCGCGCAACGGCTGGGCGTGGGCGCGCTACTGCGCCGCGCTCTCGATCCTGCTCGACCCGGTCTCGACGATGGTCCGCGACGACGACCAGGGCAACCCCGGATGGACCGCGCTCGCGAGCCCGAACCGCTGCCCGTCGCCGTGGCTGCGAGTGCTCGCGCAGTGGGCGGGCATCCGGCGATGGGACGCGATCGACGACGTCGATCTGCGGAACCTGATCGGCCCGCGCTCGCCCGGACTCTGGCGCGGCACGCGCGCCGCGATGGCGGCAGCGGTGCGCCGGTTCCTGCCCCCGGACGGGACGATCTACCTCGAAGAGCGCGCCGGGGGTGACGCGTACGCGTTCCGCGTGTTCACCTATGACTTTGACGAGCACGACCCGGCGCTCGTCGAGGCGGCGCTGCTCGCGGCGAAGCCCGCAGGGCTGACCCTGATCTACGAGGTGCGCTCGGGTCAGACGTACCGGATGGTCCGCGAGCGCCACCCGACCTATGCCGACGCGCGGGCCGCGTATGTGAATTACGAGGACATGCGCTTGCGTCGGCCGATCCCGAGTGGAGGGGAAGAACCCGATGCCGACAACTGACCTTTACGAGCTGCCGTTCCCGACTGACGATCTCCCGGCCGACGTCCCGGTCGATATCGAGGCGCTCGCGCAGGCGCTCGACCGTATGGCCGGAATGTTCTTTCCCGGGGACCTGAAGATCTCGGCCGCGCAGAATCCGCCCGAAGGCTGGCTCGTGTGCGACGGCCGCGCCGTCGACCGCGCGCTGTATCCGGCGCTGTTTGCCGCGATCGGCGTCGCCTATGGCGTCGGTGACGGGGCGCTGACCTTCAACTTGCCGAATTTCATCGACCGGTTCCCGATGGGCGCCACGTCCGAGGGTCGCGGCGTGGCCGGTGGCGCGGCGGCGGTCGCGCTCACCGGTGCCGAAATGCCGCACCACGCGCACGGCGGCACGACCGCCGCCGCCGACCGGGGTCTCGATCACACGCATTGGGTCCCTGCCGGAGCTGCCTTTATGAACCTGTGGACCGCTGGCGGTGAGATTCACCAGGGCGGCTTCAACTTCGCCGTCGCTGGGCAGAGCGCCGGAATGGACCGGAGCATCGACCACCTTCACGCGATCGCTGGCGAGGGTGGCAATCAGCCGCATAACAACCTGCCGCCGTTCGTCGGCGTGAACGTGTGGATAAAGACGTGAAAGGAGCCGAGAGCATGGCCGACCAGAGAGCAGAGCTTCCCCCGGGTGACTTCACTTACACGATCGTCATCGGCGGCACCGTTGCGACCTATGAAGAGCTGGTCGACCTCGTCGCCGACTGGGAGCTGCACCCCGGCGCGCAGATCCTCGGCGCGTCCCTGTCGAAGTCGCCGCCGCTGGGCGCGCTCCCGTATGTCGTCCCCGAGGACCGCCACCCCCGTATCGACGCGCCGCCGCGCGAGGTCGAGTCGTGAGCGAGATCGCGCGCCGCGTATGGCACGAACCCGCCGTCTTCCTCGGGCTGATCACCTCGATCGCGCTCGTCGTGATCACGCTCGCGACCGGCGACAAATGGGACACGGCGACGATCGCGGGCGTCGCGGCGCCGCTCGTCTCGGCGCTCGGTATCCGCGAGCTGGTGACCCCGACCGGGGGCAGCTCTGAGCCGTGAACCGCCACGACTTCGCCGGGCTGGCGGCGCTCGTCCTCGCGGCGGGCGTAATGCTCGCGGTGGTCGTCGCGACGGCGGGCGCGGCGATCTCTCACCGGGAGTTCAGCGGGGACGAAACGACGCTGCTCTCGACCGTCCTCGGTGCTGCAATTGGCGCCGTGGCGACGTATTTAGGGACGCACCACCCGCGCCGGGACTACCCGGGCGAAGACGACGACGACGACGGAGGTAAGAGCGATGAGTGAAACGCAGCTCCCCGATCCCGACGAGACCGAGACCGTGCCGGAGCCCGAGCCCGAACCCGAACCCGCGCCGGAGCCCGAGCCCGAGGGCGAGCCCGACGAGGGGGACACGCATGGCATGGGTCCCGCCGAGGTCGCGTAATGAGCGCTCAGCCGCCGATCGTCTCCCGGGCGTCGTGGGGCGCCGCGACCCGAGTCGCCGGGAATCGTGGCGTCTCGCCGTCGCAGCGGCGGCGGTTCGTCGTCCACTGGCCGGTGATGTCGACCCGCGACGAGCGGCAGTGGTGCCGGGATATCGAGCGGATGCACGCGAGCAGCATCAGCAGCGAGGCGGCGCCCGCGTACAACTTCCTATGCGGTCAGAGCGGGACGCTCTTCGAGGGGTGCGGGCGCGACGTCCGGGGTCCGGCGAACGGGAACAACAACGCGAATATCGACGGCTGGAGCTGCTGCGTATTTCAGCCGTCGACGGCCGGGGGGACCCCGACCGCGCCACTGTCACAAGCTGCTCGAAACTCAGTGCGGGCGCTTTACGAGTGGCTGTGCACGGTGTCTGGGCGGCGCTTGACGATGAACGGTCACCGGGACGTCACCTCGACCGCTTGCCCGGGGCCGGACCTGTACGCGTGGGTCCGGGCGGGGATGCCCGCGACGGGCGGCGTCGCACCTGAACAACCACCGACGATCGACGAGGTCGAAATGATCACCACTTGCCTAGCCGACTCGGGCGTCTTCAACGTGTTCGTCGTCGGTCCCGCTCGCGGGACGATCTGGGATACGTGGCAGCGCCCGAACGAGAACAGTTGGAACGGGGGCGCGCCGGGGAAGAGCATCGCCGGGCTGCGCCGGTTCTGTGAGGCGCCGCAGGGGCGCACGATCCGGGGCGTCGCCGCCGAGCGGGCCGCTAACGGCAACCTGCACGTGTTCGCCACGCTCGACGATGGGTCGACGTGGTACACGTGGCAGGGGAAGGGTCAGACGGGCTGGTCGGGCGGGCAGCAGGGACGCGTCGCGGCGCTCTCTCCGTTCGCGCCCCGGCCGTGAACGTCGACACGCTGCTAGCCGCGATGCCGGGGCTAGCCCGGTCGACGGCGCAGGCGTACTTGCCGCATAACGACGCGGCGATGCGCGAGTTTCAGATCACGAACGCAAACCGGGCGTGGATGTGGCTCGCGCAGGTGGGGCACGAGTCACTCTCGCTGCGCTACCTCGAAGAGATCGCAGACGGGTCGGCGTACGAGGGCCGGAAGGATCTCGGCAATACGCAGCCGGGCGACGGCAAGCGATACAAGGGCCGGGGGCCGATTCAGATCACCGGCCGCTACAACTACACGCAGGCCGGGGCGGCGCTGAAGCTCGACCTAGTGAACCGGCCGCAGATCGCCGCCGAGCCGCAGCACGCTTTCCGCGTGTCGGCGTGGTGGTGGCACGCGAACGGGCTAAACGGGATCAGTGACACCGGCGACGTGACCGCCGCGACGCGCCGGATCAACGGCGGGCTAAACGGGCTCTCCGATCGCCAGTCGCGCTATGCGCGGGCGAAGGGGCTCGGGCCGACCGCCGTGCTCCCCGGCGCCGGAGCTGCGCCCGAGGCCGAGGCCGAGGAAATGACCGCGTCGGCCGTGGCCGATAACGGCGCGCTGCACGTGTTCGCGGCCGGACCGGGGGCGCTGTTCTACGCCTATCAGCCGAGGGATAAAACGAGCTGGTCGGGCGGCGAAGCCGGGAAGCGGATCGCCGGGCTCGCACCGTTCGCGCCCGCACCGTCCGGGCGGCAGATCCGAGGGGTGACGGCGGGCAAGGCGGCAAACGGCAACCTGCACGTGTTCGTCGTGCTCGACGACGGCAGCGTCGCGTTTACGTGGCAGGCGAAGGGCTCGTCGAGCTGGGCGGGCGGCGCGCCGGGGAAGTCGATCGCGGGGCTGGCGCTGTTCGCGCCGAAGCCGTGAACGAGTTCGAGCGCACCGTGCGGGGGATGCTCGCGCTCGACGCGGCGATTCGAGCTTTCGGCGCGGCCGTGACCGAGGTCCGCGTCCGGTCGATCACCGAGGACCGCGTCGCGGCCGACGTCCGCTTACGACCGTCGACGGCGACGGTCACGATCACTATCGACGCGACCGACTGATCCTTCCGGCAGGCCGTCGAGCGCCCGCGCCCATAGCTCGCGCACCGGGACGCCGAGCGCGGTCGCATAGGCCGCGAGCAGGACGTCGGGATTCTCGGGCCAGTGCTTCGCCCGCTCGAAGCGCGAGAGCGTCGATTCAGAGACGCCGACCGACCCGTCGCTCTTGCGCACGTGCACGGCGACGTGCGCGTATGTGAGCGCCGCCGCGAGCCGAGCTTCGCGGGCGGCTTGCGCGAGGTGGGGCAGCAGCTCGTGCATCTGGTGCAAGCGTACGGGGCGATTCATTAGAGATTTGTAATCGTACGGTGAGTGTCGGACAAGAGGGTGCAAGTGCACGGGATTGGCGGGGCAAGTACCCGATCCGACGCAACCGAAAACTAGGCGCCGGGGCGTCGGCACCCGTGACGCCGGTGCGGCGCGCACGAATTTCCCGATCGCGCTTGCACGACCGGCAACCGAGGTGCAGAATGGGACGCGACGGCGTCGTGACCGTGGGGGGCGCGGCGGTCGTCCCCCGAGCTACTCGGCCGGGCGCTCGGGGAACCGGTCAGAGGCGAGGTCGAGAGGTAGAGCGTATGGGCATTCAGCCGATCTTCGACGTGGTCATCGTCGACGAGACGCAGCACCCGGCGTCGGACCACGAGCGCGGCTGGCTCGCACTCGTCGAGTCGAAGCTTCGGCGGAATAGGCCGCAAAGTGCGGGCGAAACGGCCGTGACCGGGGTCACGCGTGGCTCTTATCAGAGGCGCTCGAACCGGGTTAGGTGTGACCCGGTGTCAACCGTGACCGAGAACGCAGACCGGGCCGAGCGCATCGGGCGCAAGATCGCCGAGGCGCGCGAGGCGAAGAGGCTCTCGAAGTACATGCTCGCGAAGCTCGCGGACGTGGACGAGGGCCAGATCCGGAAATGGGAGCGAGGCGAGCACGCGTGCAGCGCCGTCAACCTCCTAAAGCTGATCCCGCACATCGGCGGGACGCTGGATTTCTATCTCGGCGAAGACGACGACGACGACGACGACGACGCGGCGTAGTGATGACGCTCGCGCTCTGGGTCGTCGCGGTCGGTATTTGGGTTTTGGTCGCGGTGATCCTCGTCGCTTGGCACGAGTACCGGGCGGATCGCCCGGGGCTCGACGAAGACGAGGTCGCGCGGCGGTTGGCACCGACGACTGCCAACCACCGCGAGCGACCTCCCGGTGTCCAGCACTGACGTCGGCGTCGTAAACCCCGTCACCGGCGAGCTGCTAGAGCGGCTCGACGCACAACCGGCCGAAGCTCTCGTCGACGCGCTCGTCGCGATCCGCGAGCGCCGCGCCGCGCTGCGCGAGGCCGAGGACGTGGTCGAGGTCGAGCTGCGTCGGCGGATGGATCTGCGCGGGCGCAAGCTCGCGGTCATCGGACCGTGGGAAGTCGAGATCGCCAGCGGCAACGTGCGCGAGTGGGACGCGGACGCGCTCGAAGGGGTACTGCGCGAGCTGATCGACGACGGCGTCGTGCATGCCGCCGAGGTGACCGAAGTAATCCGGCACGAGACGACGGTGTCGGGGCGCGAGGCGCTCCGCATCGCCGGGCGCCTATCCGGCCCGGCAAAGGCTGCCGTCGAGCGCTGCTTTGTGTGGCGAAAAAAGGGCGGCGGTCGCTTGCGTATCGAGCGCTCGGTCGAGCTGCTGCCCGCACCCGAAGAGAGGACGCAATGACTAGTCGACTAACTCCGGTCGCAGTTGCCGACCGCGAGGTCGCTCGCTGGCGCGAGCGCGAGGCAAAGCTGCAAGATCAGCTCGACGCGACGCGGGACCGCATCGACCAGTGGGTGAGGGTCCGCGACGAGCTGATCGACCAGGCGCAGGCGAGGGCCGTCGAGCGCGAGCACGAGCGCGAGGCCGAGGCCGAGGTGATGTCGTGAGTACCGCCGAGATCGTGCACGTCGAGCCGCTGCTGCCGATGTCCCCCGAGGCAGCCGAGCAGGCGATGACGCAGTATCAAGAGCTGACCCGGCGCGTGCTCACGCCGGACGACTGGCAGGGCCAACCCGGCAAGCCGGGCTCGTTCGTCAAGCGTCGCGGCTGGGCGAAGCTCGCGACGTTCTACGGCGTGTCGACCGAGCTGGTCGGGCCGACCCGCGTCGAGCGCGGCGCCGAGGGCGAGCTGCTGCGGGCGTACGCGACGGCGCGGGCCACGCACCCGAACGGGCGCCACGCGGACGGCGACGGCGCGTGCTCGATCACCGAGCCGCGCTTCGCGTCGGATAAGGGGCGGCTGAAGGTCGAGCACGATCTACCGGCGACGGCGGTCACGCGGGCGGTCAATCGCGCGATCTCGAACCTGATCGGGTTCGGGCAGGTGTCGGCCGAAGAGGTCGTCGACGGCGACGTGCTCGACTCGACCGCGAAGCTCGACCTCGCGACCTCGCTGCGCTCGCTGGCGCCCGACGTCGACGCCGACCGGTTCGTCGTCGTCCTAGAGCGCCGGTTCGGCGGCGCGATCCCCGGCGACGCAGGGGCGGCTCTGCGCGCGTGGGCGTGGTGGGCGGACCGTCCGAAGGACACGACCCCGCAAGCGCCGCAGACGGCCGCAGGTGAGCCCACAGCGCCGGTCTCGTCGACCCCGCCCGAGCCGGAACCGCCGCCCGCCGAGGTCGTCCCCGACGACCCCGACGAGGTCGACCCCGGTCCCGACGACCCCGGCGCTAATGCCGACTGGATGACTTGACATGCCCGACATCGACTACGGCCAGCTCCAAGACGGCGGCGGCACCGAGCCCCCGGACGGCGTGCACGAAGCGGCGCTCGTGCGGGCAAAGCTCGTCGACACGCGCAACGGGACGAAGCTCGTCACCGAATGGCAGGGCACCCGGCAGTCGTACTACTGGACGACGTGGTTCGGGTTCGACGGTCAGCAGATGCGCTTTACCGGCGACTTTCTCGACGGGATCGGGCTCGCTAACGGGCAGTGGCGAAAGATCCAGCTCGACGACGAGCGGCTAGAGCTGGAGCTGTCCGAGTGCATCGGGACCGTCTATCGGGTCGAGACGAAGGCGGGCGCGTCGTGGATCAATGTCGACGTCCTCGGGACCGCCGACGACCCCGCGCTGTCGAGCCTCGACGACCTCGGCACCGACACGTCCGACTTGCCCCCCGTACCCGTGCCGGGAGGCGGGACGGCGCCCGCCGCCGAAGACGACGACATACCGTTCTAGGCGGGGCGCGCGCTCCCGATGGAACCGTGCACCCGCTGCGGATCTCGCCGACGCCGGACCGCGTTCTCGGTCGCGGCGGGTGCCGTCCTCTGCTTCGACTGCTACGGGCTGCTGCCCGAGGCGCGCACGACCGCACGTGCGCCCCGCTGCGCTCCGGCGCCGCGCCGGAGGCCCAACCCTTACGAGCGGCTGCACGAGCGCGTCTGGGCCGCTCTGGAGGCGTCAGGCGAGGCCGTGACGGGGGTCCGGCTCGGGTCGGTGTTTACTCGGGCGGACGGCAGCGGGTGGCTCTATGGCTGGTGCCCGAGCTGCCGCGAGGGGACCGTCGCCGTCCGGCTGCTCGACAACCCGCCGCGTGTGCGCGTCGACGGCTGCTCGGCCGGGTGCACCGACGACCAACTGACGGCGGCGCTCGCATGAAAGACGTCGTCGAACGCGACCTCGACATCGCGAAGGCGAAGCCGCGACCGCGCGGGACGCTGCCCTATCTGCCCGGCGAGCGCGACCCCGAGCTACTGCGGGGGTGGCTGACGCGGGCGGTCCGGCCCGAGCCCGGCTGGTCGGTTGCCAACTTCGACCGCACCGGTCGCGACCCGGCCGACCCGTGCACGCTGCACGTAAAGAACGGCCGCGACTCGCGCTCGTACCGCTTCAGGGCGCAGCGCGATCTCTTCAAGACGCCGCGCACGACGATCGCGACGGTCACCGATGGGTGGCTCGACGTCCCGCACCTGACGGGCGGCGAGGTCGAGGATTTCTGCGTCGCGCTCTGTCGGCTCGGCGCGGTGCTGACCGAGTACGACGAGCGCTACGAGACCCGGAAGTCGGTCGAGCAGCTCTTAGTCGGGACGGCGCCGATGCACGGGCACACGCTGCTACCCGATGGCCGTTACGACGCGCTAGTCGCGATCAAGTCTCAAGGCGAGTTCACGAAGCCCGACGCGATGTCGATGCTCCGGCCGGGCGATGACCGCTGGCAGCGGCGCCCGATCCGGTTCGTCGACAAAGACACCGGCGAGCAGTGGGTGCGGATGGGCGAGGCGGCGACCTATCTGCGATGGGTCCTCGGGGTCGAGCCGCTGTCGCACTCGACGCTGCGCTCGAAGCTGCAAGAGATCGGCGTCGTCGCCCGGCACTTTCAGGACTACCGACCGCCGCACCCGAAGGCGTGGCTGTATCAGCTCACCGAAGAGCTGATCGAGACGGTCGACGGCGGGGCCGAAGCATGACTACCGCTCAACCGTCGATAACCGCTCTAACGCGCGAGAGCTTTCCGCTCTCGCGAATTTGGTTTACGCGCGCGTACTCCGTAGATAGTGGACGGTTGGACGGTAGGGGGCGCTCGTGAGCCCGGGAGGCGTCGGGCAGATGGTCGACGCGCTGATCGAGACGCTCGAATACTTCGACCTCGACTCGCTCTCGGCGACGACGAAGACGCTCCCGACCGGGCACCGGCTGACGCTCCGCGTGTACGCCGGGAAGGGGCTCGTCGAGATCGAGGACGAGACCGGCGCCGTGATGCTCATCCGGGGGGCCGACTTGTGAAGGTCGTCTGCGTCCGCACCGGCAAAGCCACCTTCGGCGAGCGCGAGTCGGCTATGTGGGCCGCGACCAGGGCGACCCGGCGCGTCGCGTACCTCCGCGCTTATCAGTGCGAGTTCTGCGGGTTCTGGCACCTGACCACGAAGCCGCTCGACCCGGCGAAGCTCCGAGCGAGGCGGGCGTCGTGAGCGTGTGGATCGGACTCCAGCGCGGCGCAGCCGGACGGGCGCAGACGACCCCCGGGCGGTTCATCGGCGAGCGGGTAAATCCGGTCGTCCTCGGGCGCAAGTTCTGCGCCCGCTGCGGGCACTGGCGGCACGTGTGCGACTTCCGGCCGTGCGCCCATAGCGTCGACGGGCTCTTCAGTTATTGCCACGCGTGCAAGCGCTCATACGAGCGCGAATACCGGGGGCAGATGACCGAGCAGCAGCGCGAGGCGCGGCGCGAGTACAACCGGATACGCGCCGAGGCGCGACGGCGCGCGGCCGGGATGCGGATCTACGAGCGCCACCGGCCGAGCGTGATCGACCGCGTCGAACGCGTGCTCTTGCCCCGCGACCCGATCGTGCACGAGCTGCGCAGGCGCCGGGGCGAGCTGACGACTATCGCGCTGAAGTCGGGCGTCCCCGAGCGCACGATCACCCGGCTGCTCTCGGGCGAGAGCCGCCGCGTGCGGATCGACGTCGCCGACAAGCTCGCAGTCGCGCTCGGCGTCCCGCTGGCGCTGCTGTACCCGCCGCCCGAGATCGAGGCGATCGCGGCGTGATCGAGGCCGACGCGATCCGGTTCGTCGTCTTCGGCCGCGCGCAGGGCAAGGGCTCGAAGCGCGCGCTACCGATCAAGCGCAAGGCGGGCGGCGGCGCGATCGTGCTCGTCGACTCGAATAAGAACGCGGCGCCGTGGGCGCGGCTCGTCTCGGACGCGGCCGTGCAAGCGGTCCAGCGCGACGGCGTCGTGCCGCCGCTGATCCGAGGCGGCGTGCTCGTCGAAATGTCGTTCTACTTCGCCCGGCCGAAGGGCCATTACGGCTCGGGCCGGAACGCGAAGCGGCTGCGCGACTCGGCGCCCGAGCACATGCTGACGATGCCGGACCTCGACAAGCTCGCGCGCTGCGCGCTCGACGCGCTGACCGGCGTCCTGATCGCCGACGACGCGCAGATCTGCGAGCTGCGGCTGCGCAAGCTGTACGGCGAGCCCGAGCGGCTCGCGGCGGTGGTCTATGCCTTTAGATGACCGGCAAGGGCTGTGCGTGTTCTGCGGCGAGCCGGTGCGCGGCAAGTGCGCCCGAGAGCTGTCGAGCGCGTGGGAGGTCGATCGCGGCGCCGGTGGCGCGAACGCGGTCCGGGGGCCGGGCAAGCGTTACTCGGGCCGGGTCGCGCATCCGGTCTGCCACGAGTCCGCGCTGCGGATGGAACGGTCCGGGCTTGTCGGGCAAGCGGGGCTGTTTTGATCGAGCCGCTGCAAGCGATGGTCGAGGCGTGCCTGCGCCGGGTCGGCCCGCTCGCCGAGGATCTTCGCCGGGACGGCTGGGATGCCTCTCTGATCGTCCACGCCGAGCCTGAAGCCGTCGCGGTGGTCGAGGTGGTAGTACGCGTCGCGGTCGAGCGCGTGCCGGTAGAGGCGGGCTCGTGACCGCGTTCGCCGGGCTGCTCGCGGCCGTCGTCGGCGTCGCCGGTAGCGCGCTGGCGCACACGCACCGGCGCAACTTTGACCCGCCGCCGCCGTTACAGACCTCGATCGCGTCGTGGTACGACCAAGGCGGGATCGGCGCGTGCGGGGTGAGCGCGCAACTGGGGAGTCGGTTCGCGAGCCTCTTTCTACCGTGCGGGGCTCGCGTCCGGTTCTGTTATGTCGGCTGCGCGGTCGGGACGATGGACGACCACGGGCCATACGTCGCGGGCCGGGCGTTCGACCTGAACGTGAATCTACGGTCGGCGATCTCGTGCACCGACCTTTGCCCGGTCCGGTGGCGGCGGCTGCCATGACCACGCAACGCAACCGGATCAAGCGGCGCAACTGGGTCCGGAACAAGCGCCGCCGTGAGCGACTGATCGCGGACGGCTACACCGAGGACGAGGCGCGGGCGATCATTCTCCGCGACGGGATCGCGCTCGACGAGCGCGTGAAGGCGCGGACCGAGGCCGACGAAGAGGCGCTCGACGAGCTGCGCGCCGCGAGGCGCAAGGCCGACCGGCGCTTCGAGCCCCAACCCGACGAGCCGCAGTCGGTGCGCGCGATCCCGATCGGCGGCTTCGAGACCAATCGGCGGCGACATTGATCGACGACCCGGATTACTGGCTCGACCACTTCAACGGCGACTCGACGCTTGCGGCGCTCGTCGTCGGCGGGATGACGCGGCGCCGGTGCCTCTGGTGCGAGCGCGAGCTGCGGCCGTGCAACATGGCCCGGCACGTCGGCGCGGCGCACTTTCGGCAGCTCACGCTCGACGAGGTGATCGCCGACGTCGAGCACGAAAAAGGGCGGGCCGTCGCGTGACGATCCCGCCCGATCTCCGCGAGCGCGCCCGGGCGGCGCTGCTCGACGCGGTGCTCGAAGGGCTACGCCGCGAGAGCCCCGGGTCCGTCTTCGACGTCGTCGACAAGCGTCACCCGGTCGGCAAGCGGACCCGGCGCGCGCCGAAGCTCGAACGTCATCCCCCGCGACCGAAGAATGGCTAGCCCCCGGCGCAGCTCGTCGTCGTCGTCGAGCCGGTCGGCGGCAGGCAGGCGCTCGACCGCTTTCGCCCGTCCGAGGCGACGGCGGTACTCGGCTTCGGTCGCGACGGCGGCGGCGTCGAGCTTCGCGATATGCGCGCCGAAGTCGCTCGATAGCGCGCTCGTGGCGATCACGAAGGCGTCGCGCTCGGCGATCGCCGCCCGCATCGCGTCCTCGGCTTCGTCGAGACCTTCCGGCTGCAAGCGCTTGCGCACCTCGTCGTCGGCGAGTACCTCGGCGCAGTCGCGGCGCACCTGCTCGTCGAGCGGCGCGGCGAGCACGGTCGCGTGGCTGTGAGTGCACCGATACCGAGGCGCTTTGCCGAGGTTCCACTGCCCGATCAGGTTCGCCCCGCACTCGCAGCGCACGAGCCCCGAGAGCAGATAGTCGCTGTTCGAGCGACGGCCGCGCGGGGCGTGCTGGGCGTCGTCGAACGTCTCGGGGTCGACGAGCGCCGCGTGCCGCTTGTAGGGGATCGTCTCGCCCGTCCCGGGATGGGTGCCCGCCACGAGCCCGCGCTTCGCGTGCTCGCCGAGATAGGTCCGGTTTGCGAGCAGTTTCCGAACCATGTCCGAGCGCCAGATGCGCTCGTCCGGCGCGACGTCGAGCAGGTAGTCGCGGGCGGCGTCGATGCCGTCAGCGGCGGCGCGTTCGAACGCTTCGCGCACGACCGGCGCCCACTGCTCGTCGGGCACGAGCCGACCCTTCACCTTGCGATAGCCGAACGGCGTCGGGCCGATGAACTTTCCGGCCGCGAGCGAGTCGCGTTTGTTGTCGCGCTGGCGCGCGGCGGCTTTGTTCCACATCGACCGATTCATCTGCAACCGAAAGACGAGCATGTCTTCGACGTCGGGGCGGGCGAGGTCGATCGGCTCGTCGCTCCAGTCGGCGGCGAGCAGCTTCCCGCCGTCAAGCTCGACGAGCCCGCGAACGAACGTCATCGACTCTTCGATCGGTGCGCGCCCGAGGCGGTCGAGGTAGGAGAGGAACGCGCCGTCAGTCAGACCGGCGCGGACCCGCTCGCGCAGCAGGCGCAGTGCGGCGCGGTCCATCGTCTTACCCGACTCACTCCGGCCGGAGTCGTGCACGAAGACGACCTCGTGCCCGGTGCGTCGCTCGAAGTCGGCGGCGATACGGCGCTGCTGGCGCGGGCTCAGCGCGTCTTGCTTGCGCTGGCTCGTGCGGATGACGTGGTCAAGTCTCATTCGGGGGGCTCTCTTTCAGGGGGTGGGCGCTGCGAGAGCAAGTATACCAATGCGCGAATGGGAGGTCAGTCATTCGCGCTTCGGTATACGGAGCCGGACGGGGAGCTTTGCGTAGGTTTTACGGGGCTAAAGCTCGGGCGCGCGCAGATCTTCCCACATGCCGCCGCGACTCTCGCTATGGTGCGCCCCTGCGTCGTGTGCTTGCACGGGGCGCAATTTACCGGTGAGATCGCGCACGGCGGCTCTCGTCCCTTCGTAGAGCCGTCGTGTGCAACACACGAAGGGAAGGACGCGCGAAATGCCAGAGGTACACGATCGGGTCGCGTCGACGAACGGGCTCGCTCAGACGTTCGTCGATCAAGAGGTCGCACGGATTCAGGCGCAGCTCGACGGGCAAGAGGGCCGGGCGCAGGCGCTCCGCGCCGAGCTGGCCGAGCTGGACGAGCTGACGAAGCGCTACGAGAAGGCGATCCGCGATCTGAAGGGCGAGGGTCCGAGGTTCGGGCGCAAGCCGAAGCCCGCGACCGCGTCGGGCGAGAAGGTCCGGCCGGTGCAGTCGAAGGTCGGACCCGAGGCGATGGAAAAGATCGAGGCGACGATCCGCGCATACGCCGAGGATCACGAAGAGTTCCGGCAAGTCGATATCCGGGGGCAGCTCACGGGGGCGCTGGCGCACTCGTCAAAGATGGCGGTCGCGTTCGAGCAGCTCCGGCAAGCGAACGTGATCCGGCTCGCCCGGCAAGACGGGATTCAGAAATTCTTCCGGCTGACCCGTGAGACGCTGAACGAGAAATGACCGCAAGGCGCCGGAACAACGGTCGAGTCGACGCGACGCTATTCGGGATCTCGGACCCCGAGATCCTCGGGATCGTCGACGACCTCGCGGACGAGAACGGCTGGGCGACCACGTACGGCGTCCGGGCGCAGCTCGGCGAGGATCTCGACGCGCCCGAGCGCTCGGGGATCGGGATCAGGCTCGGATGGCTGCGCCGGTACGGCTGGCTCGAAAAGGGCGACCGCGAAAAGGTCGAGTCGACCGACGCGCGGGGCTGGCGCTGGTCGCAGTCGTGGCGGCTGACGTCGATGGGGCACGCGCTGCTCGATAACCCCGACCTCTCGCGCACGTTCGAGAGCGCGTTCGAGCGGCTCAATCCGGCGCAGCGGCTTCGGCTCTGTCGCGAGCTGGGCGAGTTCGGGTCGGGCGCCGCGCCGGAGATCGGGAACGCGCTCCGGCGCCAGTGGCGACGTAGCACCGGGATTAGATGAGCTGGGAGGGGAACACGGGACCGGGGGCGCGGCGCTCGTATTGCGACGGGCGCCGCGCCGCTCTTCCGTATGGTCGGTGGGGCGCTCAGTGGCGGCTCTCCGGACCTCGGAACGGATTTCGTCGACGGCGTCGTGCCCTAGCCCCCATTGGACCGGCGCCAAATCCGGAGAGCCGCCGCTGATCATGCCGCGCGGGGACGATGAACACATGAACGTCCCGACGTGGCGGATGCGCCAGCTTCAAGACGTCGAGCACGCGGCGCGCGAGTCGGTCGAGCTGATCGCGTCGGCGCTCGCGCCCGAGCGTACGAGTCTCGTTTGCGAGGTGCGAGATCTGCTCGAAACGGCGCTAGGGGATCAGTGACCGAGGGCGGCTACTTCGCGGCCGGACCGTGTGCGATCTGCCGGGCCGTCTTCGTGTTCAACCCCGAGCTAGTGCCGTCGATCCCCGTCGACGAGCGCGGCCGGGTCGTCGCGACCGGCATAAAGCGCCCCGTCTGCGCCGAGTGCATCGCGAAGTTCAACGAGCTACGCGCCGAGGTCGGCGCCCCGCCGATCGAGATCCTGCCGGGCGCGTACGACGTCGCCGAGGGCTTCCCGCCGTGACGCTCTGGTCGGAGATCGAGCCCGCCGACGCGACCGCGATCAACCTCGCCGAGCGGCTCGACATTGACGCGCCGCTGAACGAAGAGGGCGAGCGCTGCCCGTGGCCGTGGGAGCCGCAGCAGCTCGTCGGCGTGCCGCTCGGTCAGTACCACTGCCCCTACTGCGGCGCGATGGTGATCGCGGGCGTGCCGCACCTCGACTATCGCGACGTATGACCGCGTGCAACCTGCGCCCACCCGAGGGGCACCCGTGGCACGGGACGCTCGTCGCGTGTCACCTCGCCACTGGGCACGAGGCGCCGCATTCGTGGGAGATCCCCGAGCGCGTCGAGCCGTGGGCGGCGCGGCTCGTCGGCGGTCCGGCTGCGGGCGACGTCGACCGGACGTTCTTCGTGCCCCCGATCTGGTCAGAGATCCGCGTCGCGCCGTTTCAGTCGCCGACACGTGGCGAGCACTGGGAGATCGTCGGCGGCTCGGAGCTGGACATACCCGACCGCGTGCCGATGCCGCGCGAGGCGCGTTACCTGCTCGTCGAGGTCGCCGAGGCGTGCGACGGGTCGCTGCAATGGATCGCGTTTTACCGCTGGGCGCGCGAGCCGTCGACGTTCCCGCCCGACTCGCCCGACGACTCGCGCCGGTACTGGGGCGACTAGTGCCCACGGGTCAGTTCGATTTCGACGGCGAGCCGATCGAGACCTTCCGGGAGTGGTGCGCGCTGTTTGCGAGCCCCGATCGTCTCGTCGCGTTCGACGTCCTCGGCGATGTCGAGGTCTCGACCGTTTGGCTCGGGATTGACTACTCGTTCGGCCGTGGCGTTCCGCTGATCTACGAAACGATGGTTTTCGGCGGCGAGCTGCACGAGGTGGGCGAGCGCTATCCGAACCGGATCGCGGCGCAGGCCGGTCACGATCGCTGGGTCGCGGCCGTCCGCGAGTGCGAGGCGGTGCGGCGGTGATCGACGACGAGCGGGCGGTCGCGTTCGTCGAGGCGATCGACGTGATCGAGACCGTGCTGCGTCGGCTCGACAACCGGCGCCACGGGACCCCGGCCCGGCTGGAGCTGTCGCGCTACGAGCGCCGCTGGGTCGCGCAGGTGATGGCCGACCCGCTCCGGCACCCGCTCGTCTGTCACGGCGTCGACCCGATCGACGCCGTGTGCACGCTCGCCGAGCTGATCGCGGCGGGGGCGCGGGTGTGAGCGACGAGCTGTACGCCGTGGCGCGCGAGTCGGTCGACGACGTGATGGGGCCGGGCGCCTATGCCCGAGCGAACGCGGGCAACCGGGACCCGCTCGTGCGCGAGCAAGTCGTGCTGAGCTTGCGCGCCGAGGCCGTCGCGCTCTGCCGTGCGCTCGGCTGCACGTGCGAGCCCGAGCCGACGATGATCCGGACCGACGAGGGGCTCGGGCCGTACGCGGTCCCGGCGTGGATCTCCGAGCACGGCGACGACTGCGCGATGGTCGGGGACTTGATCGAGTGAGCGACGAGCCGCACGCCGTCGTGCTGCGCGACGTCCGGCCGTGTGCCGACTGCGGCTCGACCGACTTCTACCTCGTGGCCGTCCCGAAGCTCGCGACCGGGCAGCTCTTCCCGGTGCTCGGGCACTGCGAGGCGTGCGAGACCGACGTCGACCTCTGGGGCTCTGAGCCGCTCGACGTCCGGCCGTGCCTCGTGTGCGGCGCTCCGGTCGAGTGCGACCCCGACTTCCCGGCAGGCGTCCGCGTGACGTGTCAGAGCTGCATCCCGACGCGATGACGTCCCCGGCGCGGCTCGGGCTCGACCGGCTGCTCGCGGCGATGCCCGAGCGCGACGTCGAGAGCGTCGACGCGCAGCTCCCCCACCCGATCTACGCGTACGACGTCGACGAGCACGGCAACCGGGCGACCGAGCCGTATCGGGCGTGGGACCTCCCGGCCGGGCCGTGGCTGCTCGTGACGCTCGACGGCGGCGAAGAGTTCGCGATCTGGAAGACGACCGGCGACGTGTACCGCGTCGGCGCCGATCACGCGGTCGAAGACGACCCGATCTTCCCCGCGCCGACCTCGAGGAAATAGGGCGCCAGAGCGCACACGCGGCGCGCTCCGGCGCGTTCCCGCCGTCTGCGGCTTAGGGGTCTCGGGCGGTCGTCGGCGGCTTAGAACGGCTTCGGTCGCGTCGGGGGCGTCCGGCACGGTGGGCGCCGGTAGCAAGGGGCAAATCTCTAGGGGGTGGGCCATCGAACGAGCTTGCTCGTGGCCGGGGCAATGTTGGGTCTTCGCAGTTCAAACAAGAGGGGTAAGAAATGAAGCTGTTTGCTAGGCGAGCGTCGATCACGCTCGCGCTCGTCGCGTCGTTCTGTCTGGTCGGCGTCGCCGCTGCGTCGGCGATGCCTGCCGGTGGCGGCTACGCCGCGCACCCGGCGAAGGTCGTCAAGGGTCCGCGCGGTCCGCGCGGCTTCCCGGGTCCGGCCGGTCCGGTCGGTCCCGCTGGCCCGGCTGGGCCGATGGGGCTGCAAGGTCTGATCGGTCCCGCTGGTCCCGCTGGCGCGGTCGGCGCTACCGGTCCCGCTGGCCCGCAGGGCGACCCGGGTCCGATCGGCCCGGCCGGTCCCGGTGGGAATAACGCGGAAGAGTTCCACTACGCCGCCGACCCGTCGACGGCCGAGAGCACGGTCGCGCACCTCGACGGCGTCGACCTAAACGCGTCGTGCAACGCGGCCGGACGGCTGACGCTGATCGCTCAGGCGACCGACGTCGCGCCCGGCGTGCTCGACGTCCGCGAGGGTCTCGCGTTCTCGATCATTACGCGATTCGGTCTCGCCAATACGACGTTCGAGGTGCTTATGTCGCCGGTGTCGAGCGCGGCGAACCGTGCCTCGACCGAGCTGGAATACATCTCAAACGCGGGGCACGTGACGACGATTCAAGTCGGCGCCACTGACGCCGCCGATGGCGCGAACGGGCTCGGAAACGCGGTCTGTTCGATGTTCGGGACGGCGATCACGTTCTGACCGATCCGGGGGCGCTCCGCGCTCGTCTGCGTGGGGCGTCCCCGTGTTGGGTAGTCCAGTGGGGTTATGAGGACCGACCCGCTCTTCGTGCTGCTGTACCTCGTCGTCTTCGTCGTCGTGCTGCTGTTCCTGCTGCGCATCCTCGGATTTGCCGTCTAGGGCGCACTGGGGGCGCACTGGGGGCGACCCCGCGCCGCGCGCGGCTGCTAGGCCGCGTGACCTGACCGATCCCTTAGAGCGGCTTACGTCGCGTGTGAGGGCAGAGCTGGCCCGGCTGCGGGCACAAAAAAAGAGCCCCCGGACCGCGCCGAGGCGGTCCGGGGGCTAAGGGGCGAGGCTAGTTTGTCGCGGGTCGGCCGACGCGGCGGGGCGCGTTGGCGTAGCGCTGGACGTCATCGGGGCGCCAGAGCTTCAGGCCCGAGGGCGTCACCGCGTACGGCTTCGGAAAGTCGGCGCGCTCGGCGAGCCGCTGAGCCTGCCGCCGCTTGACGCCGAGCAGCTCGGCGCAGTCGGCGGCGGTGAGTAGGGGTCGAGGTGTCATCATGCGGGGCGGTTCCTTTCGGGGGACCAATCAGGGGGACGGGGCTCGGCTCACGCCGAGCCCCGTTCACGTCGTCATAGCGGCCTATTTGAAGAGCTTGATCAGCTCGACGGGCGGACCGCGTTCCTCGCTTCCAATAACGCGCGCTCGGCGCTCTTCACTTGCGCTTCGACTTCGCGCTGTACGACGCGCCATGCGCGCAGCGCCAGCGTGTAGGTCCGGCTCGTGTGCGCGTCGCGGTCGTACCGGCGCAGACGCTCGGTCGAGAGCCGGACGAATGCCTCGCGCATCTGGTCGGGCGTCGCGGCGAGATCGCCGAGGCCCATTCCGTAGCCGAACCGGTGCGCGTTCGTGATCGCGTGCTCACGTTCTTTGCGTACCCGGATCAGCTCGTGCGCACGCTGGCCGCAGCCGAAATCATGGCCGAGCGTGTGGCGCTGGTCGTCGTACATGGTCAGGATCGAGAGCACGGCGTCGGCGAGCTGCGCGGCGGTCACGAGTTCGTTTCGGGTGGGGGTCGGGTAGGTCATCGGGTGGGTCCTTTCGGGGGGGTGAGCGCGACCCGGTCAGGGTCCGGGCCGCGCGTGTCGGTGGGGGGGTTAGAACGGGATATCGGAGGGGTCGACTGGCGCGGGCGCCGGAGCTGGGCGGGGCGGTTCGGGCACGAGCCCGAAGTCTTCGGGGCGCGGCTCAGGGCCGACCTCGGAGCGGGCGACGGTCATCGCGTCGGCCGAATTGCCGTACAGCATGAACGCGCTCGATCCGGCTTCGGCGAGGCGCTCGCCGTAGTTGTCGAGGGCGTCGTCGTACTGGCGCCGAGCCTCGCGGCGGCGGGTCTGCTCGTCGAGCAGCTCGCGCAGCGCGGTCAGCACCTCGGCGGGCTCGCGCCCGGCCGCGAACGCGTCGCGGCGGTTCCGGGCGTGGGCGATCTCGCGGCCGAGTTCGTCGCCGGTCAGAGTGCGGATATCGAGGGTCATTCGGGGGTCCTTTCGATCAGGGGGGTGAACGGCGACCCGGGCCGGTCGGCCCGGGTCACGCGTGGTCAGGGGGCGGGGACTTCGTGCACGTCGGCGCGGGCGACGTTCTTCGTCGTCTTGTGCACGTACCGGCGCGCTTTGACGTCGAGCGCGAGCGCGTCGTACTCGCGAGCCTCGTCGAGCTGCGCGCGCTTCGCGGCGGCGCTCTCGCGCGAGCTGACCGCCCATGCCCGGAGCTGCTCGGCCGAGAAGATCATCGTCCGGCCGCTGTAGTTGTTCGGGCGGTCGCCGACCGCGCGGTATGCCTCGGGGAGTTCGCTCCAGGCGACCCACTTCGCGTCGCCGTCGAGGTGATCGGTCGCGAGGTCGAGAGCCTCGACGACGTCCGCTTCGGCGGCGTAGCGGGCGGCGAGTTTCTCTTCGTGCGTCGCCTCGCCGGTGAGGCGCGCGACCCGGCTGCGCGAGGCGATCTTCCATGCTTCGTCGATCGCGCCGGGCGTCGTGTATTCGGCCGTGACGCGCTTCGGGCCGACCTTCGTCACCCGAGCGAGGCGATAGCGCCCGCGTGACGGGATGACGACGAGCTGCCCGGGCTCGGGCGACTCGACGACGGGGCCGGGGGCGTCGATGACGCCGACCGGGAGATCAGTGATTGAGGTAGTCGGGAAGTTCATATCGGGGGGTCCTTTCAGGGGGTGATTTAGTGGAGGCCGAGCGCGCGGCGCTCGACCTTCCAAAAGCGGTCGATCGGCGCGGCGATCTCGGTCTCGGGGGCGTATTCCTCGGGCTGATCGCAAAGCTCGCGGACGAGGCGGCGACCGTTGTCGAGGTTCGCTTGGATCGCGAACTCGGTCGCTTTGCCGTTCCGGCCGGTCAGCTCGCGCCGCTCGATCCGGCGCAGGATCGCCGCGAGGGCTTTCGTGCGCCGGTCGAGCTGCTCGATCAGGATCTCGGTATGCGTGCGGGCGACCGTCATGCGTCCTCGATCCGGATCGCGAAGCTCGACCCGGTGCACTGCGGGCTGCGCGACCAACGCGAGACGACGACGGTCCGGCCGCTCGGGGTGCGGGTCCAGTAGCCGATCGCGTAGCCGTAGCGGTGGGCGCTGCGCCGGGTCGCGACGACGCGGCCGTCGACCTCGACCGTGTGCACGACGTTTCGGCCCGCGTCGCGAGCCTTGCCGACGATGCGGGGGTTCTGTGAAATCTGGGTCATATCGGGGGGTCCTCTCAGGGGGTGGCGGTTAGTAGTGGATCGGCGAGCCGACGTAGTTCGGGTTGCTCATCAGCGAGGCGACGATCGCGTCGCGCTCGGCGTAGAGACCGTCGAGGATGCGGCCAGCGGCGAAGACGCCGCGCGCGTCGTTCATCTGTGAGGCGTTCCACTCAAGCGTGCGGGCCGAGTGGATCGCCTCGGCGATTTCGCGAAGGCGCTGCTCGGGGGTGGCGTTCGGGTCGAGGGCGGTGAAGGCGTCCATTCGGGGGGTCCTTTCGGGGGAGAGGCTCGGCCGGATGGCCGAGCCCGTGGGAGGTGAAGCTAGGCCGCGATCGTCGTCGCGGGCAGGCCGTTGATCAGCAGCACCCAGTCGCCGCGATCGCCCGCTGAGTTCGGACCGCAGTAGGTCGCGGTCCGCAGCTCGGCGTGCCGGGCGTGGGGGGCTGCGGTCAGCAGACCCTCGGCGCGCTCGCGGATATGGGCGGGCGCTTTACGGAAGCCCTTGCGGGCGATTTTCGTGCGGGGCACGTGGTCTCCTTTCGGGAGGGGGAGGGGGGTCAATCAGGGGGTTTTGTGTCGCGAGCCTCGTCGCGCGGTCTGTACTGGGAACGTCGGCGCTATGCGCTAGCCGCTGAGCGGCGACCCCGTGCGAGGCTTGCGTTTCGCCGCTCTTGCGACTCACCCCCGGCTTACTCATCCGGGACCCGGCAACTGGTGCCTCCCGCGACCTCTGGTCGGTTGCGCGGTTATGTCGGTTTTGGTTTCTCGTGTCGGTGGCTCTCTGTCGTGTGCGTGTCTATATATAGTACGCCGCTGCGCCCTATTAGTTACACGCTGGCGAGAAAGTTTTCCGCCATATCAACGGGCCAGAATCCGCGCCCATGCCGTCGCAGCGATGCCGTGTCGATCTGCTCACCGACCGCACCGTCGTCGCCCGCGAGCCGGTCGCGATCGCGGTCGTCGATCCGGTCGGGCAACCGATCGCGCCGCTCGCGATCGACTGGGGCGACGGGACGAACGGCGGGCCGAGCCCGCACACGTACGCCGAGCCGCAGCACGACATACGGGTGATGATCTCGGCGAATATGCCGGGCTTCGGGCCGGTGTTCGGCGCGTCGAGCCGCTTCAACGTGCTGCCGATGCGCGTCGACCACGAGGGCGCGTCGCTGCCGGTGTATTGGGACTTCCCCGGCGACCCGCCGTCGCCGATCCCCGACCCGGTCGCCGACTTCACGATCGCCCCGGCCGCGCCGACCGACGCCGACCCGGTCACGCTCACCTCGACCTCGACCCCGGCCGAGTTCGTCGAGGCGAACGAGTGGACGCAGATCATGCCCCCGGGGGCCACCGTCGAGGGCGCGCCCGTGCTGCCGCTCGGGCTGCTGACGCCGGGGCCGTACGTGTGGCAGCTCCGCGTCCGGCTCGTCGATGGCCGGTGGTCGGCGCCGCGCAGTCGCGGCGTCAGCGTGACCGCGTCCGAGGACCCCGAGCCGCCGCCCGACCCCGAGGCCCGAGGCCGTCGTGCCCGCCGCTAAGCGCAGGCGCCCGGCTAAGAAGCTCTCGACCCGCGAGTACGGGCTGCGGGTGACGAAGACGTGGTCGGGTGCGAACTACGCATATCCGAAGGGCGCCGGTGCTGATCGAGGCAAGCGCCCGAGCTACCCGATCCGGCCGAAGTCCCGAGCCCGAGCTGCTCGCACGTACGCCGCCCGCTCGAACACGGCCGGGTCCCTGCGCCACGTCGACCGCGCGATCCGCCACGTGTACGGCTCGGTCGGTGCGATCTATCGGGGCAGGGGTGGGGGGCGTCGGTCTAAGTGAGCGGCGCGCTCGGGCGTGGGGGGTGTGCCTCGTGGCGGGGTGCCCCGTGCTGGTGCCCCCGGGTGTGCCGGTATGCCCCGGGCACCGGGCAGGGTCGGCGGGTGCCCGCCGTGTCACGGGGGCACGGGATGCCCGCTCGGTTCTATGGCGCAAGCTGAGCCGCGCCTACCTCGACGCGCACCCGCGATGCGAGACGCCGAGCTGCTCGACCGTGGCCGTGGTGGTGCACCACGTCGACGGGCTCGGACTCTTCGGACCGAAAGCTCTCGACGTCGAGAACTTCGCCGCGCTATGCCGTCGATGTCACCGTCGCGAGCACGCTCGCGCGGTGAGGCCGGGATAGCAAGGGGTCGGGCCGCAAACTCGGCCCGGGCGGTGACCCGGCCGTGGAAAACAGCGCCAAATTGACGCCGCCCGGTCCGCCGTCGTGCTCGCAGCTCAACCGGCGCGGCGGGCCGTGCGGAAATCCGGCCTACGGCGGCACCGATCGCTGCTGGGCGCACCTGCGCACCGGACCCGAGGCGCTCGCGCTCGACGACGACGTGCTCGACCGGCTCGAAGCCATGCTGCGGGCGGGCAACTATCTGCACGTGGCGGTCCGGGCGGCGGGGATCGCGCGGGCGACCTTCGCCGAGTGGCTCGGGCGGGCGAAATCCGAGGCGCCCGAGGACGAGCCCTATCGCGAGCTGCGCGACCGCGTCGAGCGAGCGCGGGCGGTCGGGCAGACGCAGCTCGTCGAGTCGATCGCGGCGGCGGCGGTCGACGACTGGCGCGCGGCGACGTGGCTGCTCGAACGGCAGCACCCGACGCTCTGGGGCGGCGTGTCGGTCCGCGTCCGCGAAGAGGCGCCGCCGCCCGAGGCCGACTTGCCGGACGCCGACGACCCGTTCGCCGAGGTGGACGAGCTTGCCGAACGGCGCGCACAACGGCCGGGCTGACCTAGAGCTGTTCGCCCGGTTCTGCTCGCACCTGCGCGTCGACTCGGGGGCGCCGATGACGCTCGAACCGTACGAGCTGGCGATGCTCGCCGACTACTTCGCGGGCGTCATCGAAACGCTAATCCTGCTGCCCAAAAAGAACGGCAAAAGCACGGTGCTCGGCGCGCTCTGTTTGTTCCACCTGATCTCGACGAACGACGCCGAGTGCATCGTCGGCGCGGCGAGCCGAGATCAGGCGACGATCCTGTACGACCAGGCGGCGGGATTCGTCCGGCGCTCGGAGGGCTTGCAGGCCCGCGTCGCGATCCGGCGCGGCACCCGGGAGATCCGCTCGCGGCGCGACTCGGGCCGGGTGCGCGTGCTCGCCGCCGACGTCGACACGGCGGACGGCGTGATCCCGACGCTCGGGCTGCTCGACGAAATGCACCGGCACCGGTCGGCCGGGCTGTACGGGATTCTCCGCGACGGTCTCGGCCCGAGGCACGGGCAGCTCGTGACGATCTCGACGGCGGGCGAGCACGAAATGTCGCCGCTCGGGCTCATGCGCGCGGCGGCGCTGAAGCTCCCGCTGATCGAGCGCGACGGCGCCCACATGCACGCGCGCTCGGCTGACGGCGCGTTCGCGATGCACGAATGGTCGCTCTCGAAAGACGACGACCTCGACGACATGCGCGTCGTCAAGCGCGCGAACCCGGCGAGCTGGCAGACGATCGAGGCGCTCTCGGCGCGGCACGACTCGCCGTCGATGCTCCCGTGGCAGTGGGCGCGGTTCGCGTGCGGCGTGTGGGTCGGCGCTCAGCCGTGGTGGCTGACCGGCGAAGAGTGGCGCTCGCTCGCCGTCGCCGACGCGTTCGTCCCCGGCGACCGGATCACGCTCGGCTTTGACGGCTCGCGCGTCGGTGACGCGACCGCGCTCGTCGGCTGCCGACTCGACGACGGGCTCGTGCAGCTCATCGCCGCGTGGGAGGCGCCCGCCGACGATCCGTACTGGGAGGTCCCCGAGGCCGAGGTCGACGCGATCCTCGCCGAGACGTTCGAGCGCTTCGTCGTGATGCGCGGTTACTTCGACCCGCCGCTCTGGCAATCGGAGATCGACGACTGGGCGCGCGAGTTCGGCGACGAGGTCGTCGTCCGGTACGAGACGATCCGCGTCCGGATGCAAGCGGCGGTCGAGCGGTTCCGGACCG